GCCGATGTCGTCATAGAGGTGATCTGTCTTGAGGATGTCTTCTTCGCCCTTCTCGGAGTCGTATTCGAGCGAAGGAATGGCATCAAGCGCTTCAGGGCAGCGATCCGATAGAAACCACGCATCGTTCTGGATTAGCTGATACATGAAGCGCCAGCCGACCACACGCGAGCCTGGCGCCATGTTTGCGCGCCGCGGATAAGGGAACAACTCAGGACGCCGGCCAGAATCAGCCCCTCGCGCCAACAACTGAGCCGCTGTATTCTGGCTGGTCTTCTCGCCGAATGCGTCAGAGCTGAGAATCCATGCCTTGATGGGCTCTGCACCGCTCATCTGGCGTATCGTCTTGCCGTGCTGCTCTTCCGATCTGCCTGTATCTGCAAGGCTTACAACATATTCCCGATAGGTGAATACACAACGTCGCGGCGTGGTCCAGTCGCGGCCTAAGAGCTTAGCCTGTTCGGGTAACACGTTTCCGACAGCATGCCAGTGAACAGGCGTATGGTGCTTGAATCCCCAATCCTGCGAGATCCAGTGATTCCACCACGGCTGAATGATTTGAGCCATGATGCCTGAATGAATGCGACGTTGAGCGGGCTCGAAGTTCACGAAGTATTGGCCTTCAGGGATTGTCCAATCGCCTTCAAGCAATGCTTTGCGCTTCTTCTCAGGCAGGCCCATCAATGACTCGCGATATACAGCGCCAAGGAAAGGATTGTCATCGAGGAGCGCGGGCACGTAATGGAACTCATGTTTCAGGTGATCCAGTTCCTTTGGGAACTTGCGATCGATCCAGAGAGACTTAATCCATTGCAGACCTTTACCAGTTGGATTCGTCCCTGATAAAAAGCATGGCCGGTCAACTCCTGGTGTGCGCAGACGGAACAAAACGAGGTCTTCAAATACGTCGCGCTTGTTCTCTGTCAACTCTTCGATGGCAATGTCGCAGAACTCAGCAGACTTGTAACTGGTGGGGTCTGACAGGTTTCTAAGGGCAATGCGGCCCCCGCCGAACTCAGGCTTGACGAAGAAACACAGTCCCTCTTTATCTGTGCGTTTCGTTTGTCCAAGCCATGCAGGAAATTCACGCTCAATCTTGCTTATCTGGCGATCCTGCAGCGTGGGGTAATCGACTGAGAACAGGCCGCACATCAAGCCCTGGATGCCTGTAGCCGCGAACCTGCGAATCAATTGGCGCAGACACCACCAGCGCAGCAGATAAGACTTGCCGCCGCCAGCTGCCCCGCCATAAAGAACGAATCGGTATTTGTCGGTTGCTTCGATGCAAGCGCGTTGCTTGGGCGTGGGCTGGATAAGCGCGGAAAGGCGTACATCCTCAAAATTCATATTGATTCGAGCCGAATCGAGATACTAGCCCGGGAAAATCGTTAACAGGCATGCCTAAGAATCGCATAAATTCGTTTAAATATCTGAGACCACGCGCTTGATACCGATTTCGCCGGACAACTCAGCCTGGATCTTGTCGCCGTATTTCTTCGGCGCCAGCTTGCCCATCAACCATTTGCGTGTGTCTACGCGAAGCCGAGAGCGATTCATCCATTCGGTATTCTGGCGCTTAACTGTTACGCCTTCAGCTATTTCGACCTCTTCGGTATCTTGCGAGGAATCATCGGCAATTGCAAGGATTTCATCAGCCATCGCTTCCATTTGCGCTTCGCGCGCGCGTGCGTAATGCTCCGCAAACTCTTTACTTTCAATCAAGTGCTCGTAAATTGTTGAACTTGCGGGCATTGCTTCATCTTGCGCGATCGTGCGAACTGATTCGCCATGAGCGATGCGAAAACAAATGGTTTGTTCGAGTTCTGGCGTCCAATTGATTGCGGCTGGCATATCAGTTGTGCTCCATTAACGTGTCGAGCACGAAGATTGCAAGATCCATCAAATCAACTTCGCCATCAATTCCGAAGCCGCGCAGATTTTTTTCGTGATAAGTGTAGCCCGCATGCTGCATAAGCCAATCTGCGAGCTTTTGAGCGCATTCTTCCTGGGTTAAACGTCCTGCTGGCATATTTATGGCCTCGTTTCCGCTTGGCTTTGCTGTGCGTGCATAGGAAGCGAGTTCTGCTTCTCGCTCCGCCTTTTCGCGCACGGCATTCTCTTCCTCGAACGTTGCAACTTGCACTGCCTCTTCTGACAAGCCTAAGAACCACTTCTCTAGGTGACTGAAGGGAACTAGAGTGCCCAAATAGGCCATATCTAGACCAGCCGCAATTTTGGTCTTGGTGGCGACAGTTAGTTTTCCGTACTCGGGGTCTGAGGCTCTCGAAATAACCCCCTGAGTTAATCCGCACATCTCCGCAAGCCTTTCTTGGGAGAGCTTTCGTTTTTGCATGATCGCCTGTAGCTGAAATGCAAATGCACGTTTGGCAGTAGCGGACATAAAATGCTCTCGATACCGCCTACTCTTCCACTTAATATCATTCCAATCAAGAAACATCCTGATCCCCCTTGCCGGTAGAGCGGGCCGCAATGAGAGCGTTTACTTGATTACGAGCTAGCCTTGAATCACCCATGGATGTCCACTCTTCGTCGCTCACTGGCTGCTTTAAACGTGCAACTTTGGCCATCGCCTCGTCCCGTTCCTGCATGATCGCGCTCGCAACATTCACGCCATCTTGGTTTACGTTGACCTGACTGGTGAAGAAATCGCGCTCTGCCTCCAGCCCTGCTACCTTGTTGAGCACCAAGCGGCGTTCCTCGATGATGCGCTCGTTGTCGGCTTCGAGGGAGGCGAGCTTGGCTTCAAGTTCTTGCACTAGTCGAAGCACATCAATTAGCGCAACACTGTAACCGTAGTGCCAATAAATACGCTCGACGCTCCCCTCATTGAGATGTTTCTGCTCTTGAAATACAAATGGGTTAGATTTGAGTAGCCATTCTCGTTGACCGTCAATTCGATGTTGAAGGCGCTTTGATAGATCATCCGGCACCTTAGGGCTGTCGCTCCCCGCTACTATTCCGGTCATATTTGGCATGGTTGGGCAGTGATGTGTGATGCCGAGAAAGATCGCGTTCCCGCACTTCATGCACTGTCCTGCACTGTTTAGATTTCCGGTTGTGCTATCAATCATGGAGCTAGCCATGATGATTCTCCTTCCTTTTGTTCCACCATTGGCGAAGCAGTGTTAACTCGCCGCCAAATTCATCTACAGTTCCGCGAACCATATAGCCGAGTACAAATGCACAGAAGGCTAAGACTCCAAACGCGGCTAAAAATATTAAAGTTGGAGCGTCATAGATCATTGATTCTCCTTCGCCAGTGCTGCGTCGGTGCGCTTGCAGAGGTCGCAGCCACATGCGCCCCATATAGAATCTCGATGTTGTGCGACGTATTCCCTCAGCAACCCCACCAGACGCTCCCGCTCGGCCTCGTGGTCGGCTGCTTTAACGAACTCACCGACGGCATTAGATTGCAGTGGCTCGTTAAACTCCACGCTTGAGTAAATATCAGCCCTCGTGAATCTCTGCATTCCTGTTCCTCCATCCTTACCCGCGCACCGCGAGCTAACTCAGCAATTTCCGTCCGGAATCTTCGTCATCGCAGCCCACGCCAAAAGCCTCTTCGCGCCGAGCTTTGATTTGCCTGCGCCCCTCTTCTGCCGAGATGCCGCGAATTGCGATCGTGTGCGGAAAACAATAGCTTGAGCCCAGCGGCCCGCAGGATTTCGCCTCGCACCCAGGCCATGGACAATCAGGCCATGCCGCAAATGCTTGCGCGGTCGGCAGCCCGTCTGGCCCCGCTTCAACCCACTCGTGGTTTGGATCAATAAACCTTGCCATTTCTATGCCTCCGGTCGTGGATCGATTTCGAATTGATGCCCTTTTGTGCAGATAGCAACCCACGGCATGACATCCGTGCGAAAATCGGTCTTCAGATCCAGCGTCATGCATTGCGGGCAAACCACCTTGTACGCCGGTATCGTGACGCCACCATTTAACGTCAAATGCTGAATCTCGTACTTCGCCATATCCCCTCTCCCTCCAGCCCCGCCACGGGCTACTGCTTAAAACCACGTTTCAACTCGGTTAGTGCTGCTTGTTCGCGTGCGAGAATACGGTCGGCTGCATCTCGCCGTCTCGCCCAATCAG